GGTGCTGGTTTCGATGATGTAGGTGAGGGTTTAGACGGTACAGGTTTTGGTGGTGCAGGTTTTGGTGGTGCAGGTTTCGGTGCAAGTTTTATCCCAGTTCCTGATACACCGAGTGGTTTAGGTTTAGGTTTAGGTTTAGGTTTAGGTTTAGGCGACATTTACTTAAAAGCAAATTAAAATAAATTACTAAAAAAGTCGTCATCGTCATCGTCGTCATCTGCGTCCGCATACAAATATCGCTGTTGATTTTTCATTTTCTGTATGTATTGTCGTGTTAAAATAAAATTGAAGAAAACGAGACCTAATCCCAAAAATGTCATATAACATTTCATCATCTCTTTGTTATTCACAAGACCCCCAGGTACGACAGTTAAATGTGCCTGATGATTTTGTATAGCCACGTACAGTAAAATAATCATACCAACAAAAAAAACGAGTTTTGAAAGCATGCAATTTGATTTTCTGTTTTTAGACATTGTTTATATTATTGTAACGTAAATAAATTAAAATTATTAGTATTAGAATAATATATTTTTTTTATACATCGTCAATTTAGATTAAAACGAGCTTGAAAAAAATGCGTTTTTTCTTTTTCATGGATTGTTGATTTTGTTTAAAAATTGATACGAATTGGGTGTATATATGATGATCCATATGCTCACAATTACATTTCTTACATCCTGTTAATAAACGGTTCCATAAATACATTTTTTTTGTCTCGTTATGTTGAAATCGTTGCAAAGTGGTGGTTTCAATTGCGTTTATTTTTTCAATAACGCGTGCTGTTTCAGTATAAACATCACAGAACTTTGTAAATTGTGTATGATAAAAAGTATCCGTGAGTGTTTCGATACGTTGAAACGAGCGTTCGTAGACAAACGTATAAAAATCGTCCCATGTATCACCTAAAATAAAGGTACAGATCGATTTCCATATTTGTTCTGGAAATTCAAACGGTGACATGTTTATTGTTCTTTTTTTCTGTTTTAGACTGGAATTTCACGGGTTATAACATTAATCGTCGTGATTCGGTGCTAAACAAAACTGCACTTTGCCAAGCGAACCAATTCGATAAATTAAAATCAATGGGTATCCTTTCTTTAAATAGATCTCAACGTTTGAACATAACGAAGAAGACTTAATAAACAAATTTACATATTTCAATGAAAAGGTGCCTGTTATATTTACATCAGTGAACCTATCACAAATTTCATCGTTGATAAAGGAATCATCCAAACAAGAGGGTGTATTTTCTGGTAAAGAAGGTTGTAGTACTAAAAAATCAGGTGTGACTTGTTTTTTAGATTTATGACGATGTTTCTTTTTGGTGTTCGGTTCATGAACATCGTCGTTGAGTTGAGACTCGCTATTTTCAATGGCATTTGATTTTGTGGGTTGTTGTATTTCGATCATTAAATCGGCAAAATCACCCGTGCATTTCATCGCGAACATGTTCTCGTGACATAAAAACGTGACTTTATCTGAAACTGTCATGATGTCTTTACAATGGCGTTGAAAATCAGAACAAGGTATCGTAATAATATTATCGAATTCAACATCAGGTATATCGATGATTTCTTGATCGATGTCAAGCAGTTTTAACACAGAAGAAGTCCGTGTATGTTTTTCAGTATTTTCAATAATAATGTATAATTTACAACGTTCGTTTTTGTAGACTTTCATAATGATAGTATCACCGGGTGTCACAGGTTTAATGAGTTTATAAATACTGTTCATGTTAATACCAATTATTAAAGGTGGACCGGGCTGACAATTATAATATTCAAAACGATGTGTATCTAATTGAAAATGAACTAAGGCGACTTTATTACCATCGATGGCCGTGCATTGCATACTGTTTTCATTGAACATGATATTCACATCAACGAGAATTTCTTTGATAGATTCAAATAAATTTTTAATGACCGATGCTTGAATCGTACGAAATTCCATCAGAATGTTAGACGTGTTCATTCTTCTTTAAGATTATGGAGTTGCAAAGAAAAAAGTCGAAATAATTAAACGAACCAAGTGTTCTTTATTTAGAACAAGAATTTTAGGATAATAAAAATGGCAAATACGACACCAACACCGATCAATAAAGGTGTCATATTACCGAACATACTGCCTGTTATCGTACGTGCTATCGATTTTGCTTTATCTGCCAATTGACCTAATTTTGATACTTTGTAAGTGATTAATCCTTTAGTACCAGGTGTCGTGATACCTGCTGGAAAATTTATTAATAAATTCGTATCATCGACACGTGTATCCACTTGATAATCACCATCGACTGGTGGTACACTATCTGTTCCTGATAATTTGAGAGAATGTCCCATACTTAAATCATCGGATCTATCGTGCGTTATTTGAAGTAGAGGTGGCACTCCCATCAACCATTTCTGAAAAAAAGTCCGACTGTCCGCGATACCTGTGATTTTAAGCGTATGGTCAACAGGTACCACAACACCTTTAACAGTTTTAGCTACTTTTTTAACCGCTGATTTTACTTTATCTACGATCGAACCAAATAAACCTGCAAATTCTTCGTTAGTGTAACGACTTTTATAACCATTAGATAACATCACACGACGAATAGGTTGTATCGTGTAACTGTTCGTAAAATGCATCGGTCTGATAAGTTGTGTTGCCATTTCATAAATTTATATATTATCAAATATATAAATTGATCAAAATGCCCAAAAAAGAGGTAAAACAAACAAAACAAACAAAACGTAAAAATAAAACCATGTCGTGTCCGGATTTTTTATCCTGGACGATCCAAAAACATCATTTAAATGAAATCAGTGGTATCCTTCTCGCTAACAACGAACAATCGGGTGCTATTTTATTCGAAACACCTCACGATTTTCATTCTTCTAAAATCATTGTATCCAGTACTGGGGATAAACAAAGCGTCAACATTCGTCTAGCTAAAAACCATGTCTTGAGTTTTCATTCACATCCGTTCGAAGCTTACATTAATTCGGGATGTGTGTACGGTCATCCTTCTGCTGATGATTTAGTTGAATTTATAAAATTAGGAATCAAAGGTGTCTTAACAAACGCCGTATTAACACTGGAAGGTATCTATATTACTCAAGTACATCCACGTTTTATTAAATTCATTAAATCTTTAACAAGAACACAATGTACAAAATTATATAAACAGATATTCGATTATTTTAAATATTTTCATCATAAACGCACATTAGAATATACAAAAAAACATGCCTATAATCCACGTCAATTTGTTGATAAAGTCAATTCGTTTAAACTTTCCAAAGTGGCTTCTGAACACATGTATAAATATCCCAAATTATTCGGTATGACATTTTATTATGCAGATAATTTTAAACAATACGAACACGATTTGACATCTCGATGGCAATTAACTGTTAATAAACAATTACCTGTTGTTTATACGAATTCCAAAGACATCACATTTCAATTTATTAAGTTAGATGAAGTGGAAGACAGAACTCTGAGTACGATCGTGGATACATTAACCAATTGTGTTTCTAAGTCGATTTCTTAAGAATGCGCTTTTTCTTAGGTTTCAAATCTGCCACATCTGTTTGTGTCTGATCGATCGATTCGTTTGGACTTGAAATACTCGCTGCTAAAGCAGATTTTGCGGATTTGAAATGATGTTTGAGGTACGTTTGTAGATTGAAATAACCCACTTCATCCCCACGTTCAATTCCAAACAATGCTTTCAATACCAAAGCATTGGGATTGGTAGGATCAGTCAAATCAAAATTACGTCCGTTTTTCTTATCCCCCAATGAATGTTCTTTAATAAAAGCAATGACACGTTTAGTGACAGCGGTACGAGGAATCAGAATTCCACACGGTTCACCTAAAAACTGTGCGAGTTCATCTGAAATTTCAATGGGACTCACAAACCCGGATGGTTCTTTTTTAGGTGCAGGTGCACTTCCATCTTCAGGTTCCAAAATGCGTACCTTGCGCTTCTTGCGCAGAGTTTTCAATTCCTTAGTGTACTTCTTTTTCATGTTCTTCATTTGAACAGACATGGTGCGCAATTCCTTGGACAGTGTTTCGATGTGTCCCAAAACACCATCGAACCCATCGGTCAGGTTTTCGTTATCAAGTACGGTGGTGTCTTCGACGGACACTGTTGTGGTGACAGTTTGTTCAACGGGATCCATAATGAATAAAAATAGACACTATTATTTTAATTTAATTAATCATAGCACAGCAAGATATTTTTCAAAAAAAAACGCAGTGTTTCTTAATTTAAAATAAAATGTCCATTGTATTCAAATGGCCATTAAATTAAGAAATAGCAATCGCATTAATGCTGGAATTCTTCTTTCGATATCAGGCATCTTTGTTATTTTTGCATGTGTTGTTTCTCTTTTATACATCTTCAAACACGCGTATCATGGACACGTTGTGCCGTATTATCCATTTTTAGCCGTGATTAATTTAATTGGTATTGAAGTGGGTATTTTTTTTATCATGACAGCTTCTTCATTAATGAAAAAAACGAGACACGTTTCCTTTTTAGTTAAATCGATACCGGATCGTTCTTTTATGTCTTTGAATTTAACGTCCATTACTACCATACCTAAAACAGTAGATTTGTCTAAAATCACACAAACACCTGAATCTAATAAAGATCCTTTAACAGTTTTTCCAACACCTATTCTCGCATGTTATAATTGTTTGATGTATTTTTATAATTCGGATCTTTCACTGAATTTACCGAGCATTAATTTTCATCCACCGTCAAAATTATTCATGTACATCAATACATTGTTACAAATGAAACAAGATATCGATGACGTGTCTTATAACGTGGCATCCGAACCACAAGACCAACCCAATTTAATTCAAACGGTTCGTTCGGATATGACAATAGATCAAGTGTGTTTAGCGATACAACGGTTTGGATTGTGTACGGAAGAAGATTGGCCGATGAATCCATCGATTACCATCAATACTATCACGGATAAAATATATACCTTACCCACCATCGAATGTTATGCCACCGCTTTGCATAATAGAGTAATTGTTAACACACTCATGCCACAAAATAATCTTCACGTGATGCAAACTACTCTCACAGCAGGTGTTCCATTTATTTGTGGTGTTTTCGTCTTCGATTCTTATTTCGGTACAAACGATCGTACACCGTTAGTACCAATGCCTTTAACAAACGAAAAATCGGTCAGTAGTATGGCTGTTCTCGTCATGGGATTCGATGATACTTCACGATTGTTTAAAGTACAGAGTTTTCTAGGCGATATCGAATTAGAAGGAAATGGGTACCTTTATTTTCCATACGATTATTTGACAAATACTAAGTATTGTTTTAATCAGATAACGATGCGATTGAAATGTACTTTAATTAATACGGAAGAATTGGAAAACAATGAAAGTCAAATGTGTTTTTAAATAAAAAAGATGTATAAAGGATACGTAACATACGATGGAATGTCCCATTTGTTATGACACGATTCCAATTGCACAGCAGTTTGAATTTCCTATTTGTCAACATTCGTTTTGCGATACATGCATTTATTACTGGTTTCAATTGCATTCATTAAAAACATGCCCGATTTGTCGTGCTACTTTATATCCAACGACGACAAATGTGATTGATATAGAGAGTGGTAGCGTCACACATTCCGAACTCAACGGTAGGTTGATGAGTCGAAATTTAAAATGTGGCTTTGAATGTGTTATTATTACAGCTGCTATAAGCGGTATTTTAATTGTTATTTCACGTGTTTTTTAATTTCATGAAATACGATGAAAATATATCTTTCTTATCTTTACGATACTTTAAAATATATACTTTATAACAATAAATGGGTAATTTATTTTCTTCGACAACATCTTCTGCTGAATCGTCAACTTTATCCTCCGCGAATACTTCATCTGGTTCGCTCGATTGTCAATTAAGTCCATGGGTCAGTGTTGGAACGTGTAATGTTTCATGTGGTGGTGGAATCGTTTATCAAACACGTCAAATCACAAAAGAAGCTGGTAAAAAAGGTGTACCATGTCCTTCAGTGGATGAACTCACACAAAATGCATCATGTAATACACAACCATGTCCGATCAATTGTTCGTTGAGTCTTTGGAAAGACGGCGAATGTAACGTGTCTTGTGGTGGTGGTATGAAACGTCAAACAAGGACCGTTCTCGTTCAAAACGCTTACGGAGGATCACCGTGTACCGAAAGTTTAACACAGAACGTATCGTGTAACTCACAACCCTGTCCGATCGATTGTGTTACAGGTGAATGGAAAGATGCCTCGGAATGTAATGCACCGTGTGGTATCGGATCTAAAATACAAACACTACCGATTATCACACAAGCTTTGTACGGTGGTATACCGTGCCCTATAAGTCTTTCACAGAACGTGTCTTGTAATATTAAACCATGTCCGGTCGATTGTGTCACCGGAACGTGGACAGATACTACTCAATGCAGTGTAAGTTGTGGCGGTGGTACCAAAAGACAGATCTTACCGGTTCTTTCTCCTTATTCTTACGGTGGACATTGTCCGACGCTCACACAAGAAGTAGCGTGTAATATCGATCGTTGTCCGGTGGATTGTGTCACAGGACCTTGGACGGATAGCACCGATTGTAACGTGTCGTGTGGAAATGGTAGTAAAACACAGATCATGGCGATTATCACACCGGCTGCTTACGGTGGACTGCCTTGTCCTACTAATCTCTCACAGATCGTACCTTGTTCTAAAACACCGTGTCCTTCGAATTGTATCTTGAGTGAGTGGAGGGATACCACACAATGCAGTGTTGCATGTGGCGGTGGTACTAAAACACAATCAGCGTCCATTGTTATACCGGCTGCATACGGTGGTACGTGTCCCAACCTTGTTAAAACGGTACCATGCAATACCCAAACGTGTCCGGTGGATTGTGTTTTAGATAATTGGAGATATACATCAGAATGCAGTGTTAATTGTGGTGGTGGTACCCGAACACGAGAACTACCGATTATTACACAATCGAATAATCTCGGAAACGCGTGTCCTGTTGCCGCTTCTCTCACTGAAATCGTGCCATGTAACACACAACCATGTCCGGTGAATTGTGTTACGGGACCCTGGATAGATTCTTCTGTATGCAGTGCTACGTGCGGAGGTGGTACTAAAACGCAGTCAATGACAGTTGTTATACCAGCAGCTTACGGCGGTACACCGTGTCCGACGCTTACACAAACAATACCTTGCAACACACAGAAATGTCCGGTCGATTGTGTCACCGGCACATGGTCAGATTCATCGGAATGTAGTTTAACATGTGGTGGTGGAAGTAAAACTCAAACGCTTTCGGTAATCACTCAACCCGCAAACAATGGAATCCCGTGTCCAGTACTTACACATTCGGTCTCTTGTAACGAACAACATTGTCCAGTGGATTGTGTCACAGGTCAGTGGACAGATTCTTCTGTATGCAGTGCTACGTGCGGAGGCGGTACCAAAACACAAATTTTACCGATTACGATTCCAGCCAGTTACGGTGGAAGAGCGTGTCCAACAATCTTAACACGAACGTCTAATTGCAATCCTGAACCTTGTCCAGTTAATTGTGTGGTAGGTACTTGGGATGATACCAGTCCGTGCACTGTTGCATGCGGTGGCGGATTAAAAACGCAACGGTTATCCATTATTACACCGTCGGTGGGTACTGGTACCCCATGCCCACATGAAGCGAATCTCAGTCAAACGGTAGCATGTAACACCCAACATTGTCCTGTAGATTGTGTTCCAGGTGATTGGGCGGACACGACTGCATGTAACGTTCAGTGTGGAACGAGCACAGGTCTTAAAACACAAATGCTACCGCTTCTTAGCAGTGCTGCTTATGGTGGCAGAGAATGTACCGTACAACGCACGCGAACTCAAACGTGCACGTCCACGAAAGTGTGTCCGATTAATTATCTTCTAGGAGTATCAAAAATTATCATCGATGGGTACGGAAATTGTGGTGACATCCATATAGATTCTAACATGATCGCGACCCATGACCCAACCCGTTGTGCGATTTCTACTCAGAATAGAAATGGAGGAAGTTGGGTTGCTAACAGTTGGGGGATAGGTGTGTCTGATCTTTTAATTTATGATAAATTCAATGTAGCTGTTGTCACCAATCGGTTTTCACCGAATATATCGTTCACCAACGAATTTTCAGATGGTGGTTGTACAGGTTTAAAACACACACATACTTTGAAAACACCCACCGATATTTCAAAATTTGTCATTCATTTCAATTATCCTGGTGCAGGTGTGGTGACAGTGACGTGTTACGATAACAATAACGTAATCGTGTATGCATCTAAAAAAATATTCCTTGCGTGTTATCAACAAAACGTATACGTGTTCGATTTTACTACCAACATTCCAAATTATTTGATAACACCTTTATTACAATCGAATTCGTTTATCGGTGAAACGTGGGCAGACGTTATATCAATAACTGATAAAGGAAAGATATTCCCGAACGATTCTTACACACCGGCTGATTTAAAATGTTATGATAGTTGTGCTTACACAAGCAATTGTCAAGGAATTATATACGATGCAACTAATTGTGTTTTGTTATCTAACATTACCAATATAACGCCTGTTATACCAAGCGTATCCTTTGGAAACAATACCAACGCTTCTACTGCAGGTTTACGTCGCAACTTTTTTTCATTTGTTCCACCGACGACGGGGACGGGAACATCAACTGTTCGTACGAATATTCGGAGTGGTGTAGTTACCGAAGTAATTCCACCGTGGTAAGTGTAGTCGTTCGAAGTGTGTGTAGTTCCACCTTACACAATCGATATACCAACACGCAAAAAAAATATGATCGTACATTTAAATGGCACATCAATATCCAGAATATATGGTAGCAGATAAAATGGTGTTATATCACCAGAAAATGAAAGAACGGTACGATTTTATCCAATATTTATCGAAATACCGTTTGGATGCAATCACCCATGAAAGTTTGCAAGTGTATAAACAATTGAATCTCGTTGATGAAAACGGCACACCGGTTTCGTATGCATGTTGGGTAGGTGGTAGTAAAGCCTGGCACAATTTCCTATCTAATTTTTATGCACCTTATGTACAGAATGATTTAGAACGCATTTGTATGACATCCGGTAATTATGATATTTTTTTTATCGGGTCTGAAACCAATGTCGATAATTTCAAAATATTTGCAACGAATATCTTTATGTATCTTATTAACACGATTCTTGAAAAATTACATCAAGAAAGTGTGTTATGTCACGAAAATGAGAAATACTGTTTTGCTGTTTATCTTCGAAACAAAGAACACGAAACAAAACGGTTTGAATTAAAATGGCAGAAAAAAATGACGAGCAAAGCGTTCACTTCGATCCATGATAAGGATGCTCAATACAATGCTATGTATAATATGATTTTATCGAGTATGGGAACCCCTTGTGCAGGTGAAACTGAAATACCCAGTTATGGATTTTTAATTGAATTGAAACACAATAACACATACACGCTGCCACGTCGACAGAGCCGACGTACTCAGGTAGTTGCGGATGAAACTGATACGTCTGAATACGAAGACAAACTGTTGTATTATATCGAAATATTTAATTTACTTCAACCGAACGGTGAACCTTTGCCCGCACAGTATTTTCATTCCGTGCAAAGTAGATTGGTAGATGAAGTGAACGGTATGCCGTTTTTAAACGGTAATGGGTTGGCTATGTTCAATAAACTCATCAGTCATTCACGTATTAACGAAAAAGGAATCGATGTCGATGCGGTGCGACGTCAATGTCTTCTTAATTTTCTAAAACAGACCAATGCTGGTGGTATTTTAAATGCACCTGCAGGATTTCAAACCGTCGCGAATTATGATTATTCACAGTATAATTATTTCAATGAAATTTATAATTTGTACCATGAGATTTTTGGACCGACCGATCAATACGATACTAATTTTATTCAGAATTTCAAATCCGAAATTTTTCGTGTGACACCACACGAGTACGGACAACGGTTCGAACACATGGAAAGTACGATCGTTGAAGCGTTACGTCCCCATTTAAATGCTTTCATTGTTCATTTACAAGAAGTGTTTATTTCGAAAGTGGATCCAAACGTTCAAATCGGTATCGCTGGTGGCGATGCATACCGTCGTTGGTTACCTGACATCACACGTACTGCTGATATCGATACGAAAATCTTTATCAGAAACGATCGTGAACGTGATCTGGTATTCAATATCTTGGAAATGGAATTGGCCATGTTCTGTTGTTATTGTAATACGGTTTTAACGAGTTGGAACTCTCACTTGAATTACAAATTAAACGACGAAACATTCACAAGTACAGCAGAAAATCCAACGAGTCTTCAATTCAAATGTACGGATCTAGTGTTCAGGTACCGACGTATCGATGCCAATCCTAATTTTCCAGTGACTTTGTTTTCAGTGGATGTACGATGTCCGTACGACATTGCCAATCATCCGGTATTAGCAAAAAACAGTGAAAGGTTCATGTTGGATATTCCGATTTTAGATTTACCTGTCATAAAAACAGATCAGCATTTTCATGATCCCGTGTTCCATGATTTTGATATTCATTGGCAAGCACACGGATACGAAAACGAATTGATTCCGTGGTTCAACATGCATCATCCCGGGCACATTAAAGTATGTGCCGTACCGTATTTACAACACGATCTCACGACTTCGTTGTATCGCGATATCAACGATGCGATGCGACGCGATATCGTTGGTAAACGACATAAAGATAAATTACGGTACACTTTGTTAACGGACATCATACGAAACGGTAATTTCGGTTTAGTTGCACCTAACGTCATGAACACGCTGAACGGTGTGGATTTTGGATCGTACTTGTTCTTTCATTTAGTGGCTAATGATATGAACGAACAGAATAAAGAATGGATTTCTATTATATTTAAGAAGTTATTTCCACATAACTTAGTACCGAACGCTGCGTTTGCTGATATCGATCGTCAGATCTTGGAATCACAAGCTCGTGTCAATGAAGAACGTATTCAAAATTATCTTTATTTATTTAATTTTATTTTACTAGCATATGCTGGCTTTTCATTGGATAAAAGGTATCGACGTGCACATCGAAAAACATTGAAATATAAAACACAATATACTAAAAACAGTATCGAACAGAAAATCATGGATTATTTCACAAAGTCTGATAAATTAGTATCGGTGTTTTGTGAGAGAACAGCGGCCTTAAGTAAATTTTTAATTCAAAATAAAATCACACATGATCCTAAAATGGAAATATGTTTGGATCGTAATCGAAACGAATACGCTCAGATGCATCGTGAACTCAACGATACATTGTATCCAGATATGAAATATGGCGACAACATCGTGGATTTCGGCAGTGTACGTACACATCATTATACACATCCACACAAATCCATATCCAGTCATAAATCCCATCACCTTAAATCCAGACGACGAAGTAGTAGCAGTAAACGAACAATGACAACATCGTCCATGTTTTCGAAGTATCAATGGACGATTCCAAAAGCACTACCCAACACCGTGGATATGACACATACCAGAATCACACAACGGGATCCAGTATGGTACGATGTGTTCGATGAACGTGACGAACGACAATACCTGCAGAATGTCATATATAAAAATAAACCCATGAATATAAATACCACGATTCATTAAACAGACACATGAATAGATAAATAAAAAATGAAAAAGAATGGAAACGAGCCCTGTTCAAAGAATAACAAATCCATGTTCGGTAATTTCCAATGCACCGTACCAAAAGCATTACCGAACACGATCGACATGACACATGTGAACATCAAACACATCGATCCTTCATGGTACAATGTTTTTGATGAACGTGATGCTAAAAACAAACTAATAAACGAACCCATGAAAATGAAAAATATTTAGAAATATACAGAACCATGAATACTGTTATTAAAAAAACGATTTTATCGTTTATACTACCTTCCGATACATATAAGAAACAAAGACTGCATTATAAAAATTTGAGACGTGATATTAAACGTTTCTTTGGTACGTCGTGTGAGTGTTGTAGTTCTCATATCAACGTGTATAAATTAAAATTATTCATTTTTGAAAACGAAAGTCCTTTGAAACATGCGATATGCATCGTCTGTTTCAATGAATACGTTCAAACAAAAATCGACGAAGAACACAAAAACTATAACCATGTTTTTACCATGCTTCGTCATGCTCCACACTTAATGAACACGCTTTTACCTGAACAGCACAATTTCGATGAACATGTCATCATGTTTCTCGCTTTATTAATGTCCGAAGTGTTTGACGAATCGCATAAAATTAACCATACTTCTCAATTTATCACACGTGCTTTTTATTTTGAACGCGATATTAAACTAACATACGCTGACATCTACGATTTTTAATTATAAATAAATACGCTATTTATTATTTGAATTATTTTTTGTAACGTAACGTAAATAAATATTTATATTCTTTTATTTATTTTTGTATTGTGATCGGTGCAGTGGTTAAAGGTTCACTGGATTGTTGTTCGATCGTTTGAAAAAGTTGGACTAAGTCATCGTTCGATAGTGTTGTACCCTCGATGATTTCGAAATCATTGTAAATGAAACGAACGAACGGTTTAAGTTCAGGTGTACGTTGCATATGTTCTTTGAACCGATTGTATAAATTTTTAGGATTCATGTAAGTATCAATACACATTATCACACGAAGCTGATTATTATACTGACGTTGTTTTCTCGTGATCGCCGTTCGTTCGTTGCGTTCTTGGGTTCGTATGACAGTGTACTTGTTAGGTTGTGTTGTGTGTGATAATAAGACAAGTTTTTCAGTCAAACGATTATTTTCATTAGGTGCAACGATCTGTTCGTGAACATCTTGAATGATTTCGTTGGTCAGAGCAACGTCTTGTCGTATATCGTGTAACAATTCGGTTTGTTCCACGTTCATATTGATCAATGCATCGTTCGTATTGATCAATGCATCGACACGTTGTTTCATTTCTTCATCTCGTTGTTTCATTTCTTCATCTCGTTGTTTCATTTCTTCATCTCGAATACGTTGCTCTTCACGGAATACATCTAATTTATATTCTAAAGAAGTTGTATATATTTCACGTTTCTGAATTATTTTCTGTTGAATTTCATTACACAACATCAGTTTTTTATTTTCAATTTTTAATTGTTTATTTTCGTTTTGTATGTACTCGTTTATTATTTTTGATACTTTGTCGCCGAATACGGGATCACACCACATCGCGACATGGACCGCAATGTCTTTGTGTACATATGTTCCTTTAAGCTGCTGTCTAAATTCTGTAAGTCCACCACAGAGTTCGTATGAAAGTGCTGTGGCTGTCTTTCCAGCCACAGCACTTTTGTATAACATATATTTTTTACTCGATTCTAATGAATTATAATTTTTTAACATTTTTCCAAATTGTTTACATATTTTACTCACGTTGATAAATCCGTTGCGTTTGTCTTCGATGACATCAATGTTCAAATATTTTATCATGCGATACGTTTCGTTGATATCGTGTTGTTCCATTGTAGTGGTGGTATTCATGATGTGAAGTGAATACATAAATGTTATCTAATTATTTTATCATATCGTTTGTTTTTATTTCACGGGTTAATACAATATCATGTAACGTAAATAAAATAAAATTAATTAATTATAATTTATATTCTTTTATTTATTTTTGTATTGTGATCGGTGCAGTGGTTAAAGGTAAGTCGTATTAAGTCATCGTTTGTTCGTTGAACCGATCGTATAAATTACGTTACATTTGTTTTAACGACATGTTTTTCATGTTTGACACGAATTACTTTTTCAAGCGTAGTGCGAGTCAAGACACGATCGATCAATAATATATTAACACATTCATGAACGACACTTATATTATCTAGGATTATACAAAGTGATCGATGGTAAGCTTCGTTCATGATCTCGTTAATGTCATCGTCGATATGTTCTTTTGATTTTTCGCTTAATTGTGGTACGACAACATTGCGTGTATTCATGCCATAATCGAATACCATGGATTCGATGATATGCTTACATTTCAGTATATCGTTTGAAGCACCCGAAGAGGTATTGTTCAGGAAAATATCTTCCGCGATACATCCTGCTAACAAAACAGATAAATGATCCATCAATTGATCTCGTGTAAGTATGATATCCGATTTATCTGTATCGAATAATGTAAATCCAGGTGTCGTTGGACTATGAACATCCATGATTACCTTTTTAAACGAAGTGTACTTTGGTAATAAATGACCCACGAGTGCGTGTCCTAATTCATGAATTGCTATACGATACAGTGTTTCTTTTGAATACACGAACGGTGTGGGTGTATGACCCACCAAAACACGGTTTAATATAATATCGATGTCTGATTGTTGAACGATTTCTCTATTCATTAATAAAGCATGTAACATGGCTTCGTTCAACAAATTCTCGATTTGAGCACAGCTTAATCCTTGTGTTTGTTCGATTAAATCATCTATTTTAATAGTAGGATCACATGGTTTATCTTTGATATGGATACGTAAAACAGCTTCACGTGTGTATTCATCTGGCATACCCAAATGAATCATTTTATCGATACGTCCCGGACGTATCAACGCTTTATCGAGCAGATCGATACGGTTTGTAGCTCCGATAACGAATACCCCGTTAGTTGATTTAAATCCGTCCATACAATTCAATAATTCATTCAAAGAACTGCCGTGTTCACCACTACTCGATGAATCATCGTCGGTTCTTTTTCGTCCGATACTATCGATTTCATCGATGAAGACGATACACGGTTTGTTTTCTTTAGCGAGTTCAAATAATTCACGGATACGTGCCGCTCCCACACCAACATACTTTTCCTGGAAATGCGATCCGGATGTAGGTATGAAACTGATATTCAATTCACCCGAAAATGCTTTTGCTAACAACGTTTTACCGTTTCCAGGAGATCCTTCTAACATCAGACCTTTAGGTGTCCGAACGTTAAATTTTTGATACTTTTCAAAATTTAATAACATGTCGGCAATTTGCATCATTTCCTTTTTAACCGTATCGTACCCACCTACGTGTGTAAAATTAAGATCGTGTTGAATGACTTCAAAGTTATCACTTTTAACACGTTTCGGTTTTTTTTTCTGGTATTGTTGACGAACATTTTCGATGTCGATGGATGAAGGTGGTTGTGAAGGCATCGGTTGCATTTGAGACATGAATACATCGAGAATCGATGGAAAATAGGTTACATTGGATCGACTACTTTTTTTAGAAATAAGCTGTGTTTTTTCGTTAGTATGAAATGTATCATAAAATTTAGAATTATCTTTATAATTAAAGATAAAAAAAGAATGACACGAATAAAATAAAGTCAAATGAATGAACAAGGAATACATCTTAATGAAGTAACAATGATAAAAATTTGCATTATTAACGAATATAATAACAGATCTGTGCTAATAAAAACGTAACGTAAAATAATAAAATAATTTGTAAATATGTATTATTAAATAATAGAGTGTTTATCGATAATTTTTATGTTTCATAATCGTTTCATGTTTGTATTGTTTACGTGTACGTTCGTTCCAAGACGCGCGTCGATCGCGTGCTAATTGTTTTTTGTAGGAGAGAGCGATGCCGTTGTTGATGATGTCGTCCCAAATAATATCAGGTTCTTCATAAAACAACTGCGTGTATACTTTGAAAGTTTGATCCATTTCGCGCATTTCTTCTGTGAGGATGTAATTCAAAATATAACAAGATGCTGTAGAATCTACTTTAAATTGATGATATGTATCGATGATTTCGTCCATGATATCTCCGTACAAATCGTCATACATGTTCTCTAATCGTTTAGATTCAATTTTATCTCGTATTTTACTGAATCCTTTGAAATTTATAGTTTGTCGACAGATTGGACATGACACATCTTCTTCCGTTGATTTTGTTAACCAGTTCATCAAACAGGTTTTACACAGAGAATGATGACATACTAATTCTTTCAAAATAACGTTGTTATCTAAACAGATAGGACAAGAAGACAGGTTCATTTTTTCAATCAAAATGTTTTTTAATTATTAAACTCACTCAATATTCACGGGTTGATAATTTTTTTAACTGTCCGATAAACTAAAAATGCGTAAATATAGAAATTTTAAACGATGCAAAAACAAACATCTGATTTTAAATACATTGAATGGCAAATGCATTAAATTAGATCCACGGTTGAAAATGCTGATGCATTTGTATTACACACACGATGTAACCTTTTTCACACATGAATTACCGAGTTGGCCTAAAAAATATTTGATGCGTTTTTTAAGTTTTTTAGAAGAAACTTACGACGATTATTTAAATATTTTAAAAAGTTTGAAAAACGGAACATATGTTAATAATAATTACGGTGATAAAGGTGTTGACAAACCGTATAGAGGTAGCGACGAACCCTACATCGGTCCCTACGGTGGAGGTGGTGGTGGATATAATGGACCCTACGGTGGAGGTGGAGGTGGTGGCGGATATAATGGACCCTACAGTGGAGGTGGTGGTGGTGGTGGAGGTATTAGTCCATACGGTATTAGATCGCATGGTAGAGGTGTCAATAGACCATACGGTGAAGGCGGAAACAGTGATGCTGGACGTGGTGTTAGACCGTATGGACAAGATTTAGAAAATGTGGTAAGACATCCGTTTCATCATGTTGCACCTCCTCGATATCCGAACGTGTTGGAAGGACGAATTCCTTTTCCCCACGAACAACGTGTTGGTAATAACAACAACGGACAATATGTATTGAGACGTCCTATTCATCACGTCATGCCTCCTCATCAACCAGACATGTTGGAAGGACGAATTCCCCTTCCCGATGAACAGCGTGTTCGGCATTTACACCGAGCTCACACACCGCTGCCACAACGAGCACAACAACCGCGATATAATATAATTGCACCACAGTTAAATGAACCAATGATAAATTTAGATCGTTTCGATGAGAATCAGGTATTAAGACCATTGATTAAAGAATCGAGAGAAAGAAGAGATAATTCATTAATAAGACAACCACCATCAACCGACTGGATGTTAAAATCGGTACATCAACGACACAATCTATCACAACAACCAAGATCTCAGATATCGTCTGGGCACAGAATTTCACACACATCACGACCAAAATCTCGTGTATCTCTTCCTCACAAAATTTCTTATTCTTCACCTCAACACACCTTTTCAAATGAAACGGAACGCAAGCGTGTAGGTATTTCGCATACGAGAGAACTACCTTCAACAGACTGGATGAAAAAATATTCAACACCTCAACGAAACGAAGTTTCAGTTAAAAAAAACAGACCCAAATCTTATAAAATTTCTTATAAACCAACGATGGAAAGTTTAGAAGAAACAACCGAACCTTCTTCGTTTTACACGACACCACCGCATCAAGAAACGATCTCTTCTCATACAATGTACGATCCGTTATCAATACCGACATCATTTTCAAGCGAAATAGAACACAGACATTCACGATCAAGAGAAATACCAGTAAGAAGTTCAATAAAACAAGAATCGACACGCGAACATGAAGATTTTCCATTTTTAGATTTAGTTCAAGGTGGTGTTTCAACGAACGAAAATACGAATACAAGAGAATCAGAAACATCCACGTTTTATTCAATTCCAGAATCATCCGATGTCGCTGATACAAACAAACCAAGTTAAAGAATAATTTCCCTTTTCCCATCGAAATATACAAAATAATACACATTTAATAAAGAAGAAGCGTTTTGTAATGTCGTGTATATTTTTTGCATGAACTCGTTTATTTCTGATCGTTTATTAATATCACAACACACAAATCCTAATAAATTTAGTTTTTGGTTTGTTTGTTTGTGTACAAGTTCGCAATAATATTGTGTGGGATTATCGATACAAAACGGACAAATAAAATGCAAAGCAATTGAAAGTAATTTATCTTCATGTTCATCGTCCATGCCTTTTAAGTTAGTATGCTGACGATTTAATTCTTCGGGATTCATGTCAATCGAGTTCGCGTTCGTGCGCCGACCTCTTTCCAGAAAATTTCTTAAATTATCACTGATATCTGGATGATTCAGATTAAGAAGTAACAACCCTTGACGTGTAATAAAACAAGGTATTTGTAGGTACTCGATCAATGAAATTAAACGTGACATTTCGTAAGCCAATCGAACACGTTTTCTATTTTTTTCCACTAGTTTCCATACTTCGTACACGCTTTCCGCTGCATAAAGACTACGTGTGAATTCCGGTGTCGATGTTATGAATTCACCGTTCGTGTACATGAACGAATCGCTGTATTGTAATAAATAACCCGCACGCACTTTTTTAAGAATAAATAATAAATTAATCGCAAAATCAAAACATTTTACTTCATCGTGAATGATTTCATAAATATTTGGTTGATGTAATAAATCGGTAATTTCCATGGACTTGATATTGTTCTTATAGTATTTCTTTATATCTAAGAATTTTTTTTATCATGAAGGGTTAATACAAAGTATGTTTACATTTTAATTTTATAAAGTGTAAACATGCTTTCATTAATTTTATACATGTGAATAAATATTATAATAGAAGATTTTAGTAGTATGGACCGTATGGACCGTATGGATAACCTCCCCAACATCTGCCTCTCCAACACCTTCTTCTGTTTCTCCATCCACGATGATGCCACCCATCCCAATCGTCATCGTCGTGATCTAATTGCAATATAGAATTTTCAAGTCTGTAAGCGTTTTGATTATCACGTAAACGTGCATCGTCGAATTGATACATATCGTTTAAGTGTGAATAATTGTTCTGATTATCACGTAAACGTGCAGAATCAAATGAATACATTGCGTTTTTATTAGCATTTAACATATTAGCATCACGTAAATTATCCGTGTTTATCTTATTCATACTGTTTTCTAAACGATAATCGTTTTGATTATCTCGTAAACGCGATGCATCCATGTCTTTCATCAACATCATGACTTCCGTTAATTTATTGTCTAAATTGAGATAATTCTGATTCATCATTTACTACCTACCTACCTTAGTTATAGACATCGTTTTTTATTTTAAACGTTTTGAGTTCGTTAATATTCTTCCCGTTTATCGTTCACGTGATCGTCCTTCACGATCACCACGTTCACCTCGCTCGCCTCGCTCACCACGTTCGCCTCGCTCGCTTCGAAATTCATAATCACGATCACGGAATTCACGTTCACTGTACGGGGGTGTTATAATATTCGTATTTCTGTTGACTAAACGTTCATTTTCATAAATACCACCACGTCCACCCCAATCACCACGTCCACCCCAATCACCATGTCCACCCCAATCACCACGTCCACAACGTTCCCAATCACCTCGACCACATCCACCCCATCCACCCCATTTGAACATTGAATTTTCAATTCTAAAATCATTTTGATTGTCTCTTAATCGTGCATCATCGAACTTGTACATATCGTTTAATAACAGATTATTGTTCTGGTTATCTCTCAATCGTGCATCGTCGAATTGATACATATCGTTTTTATGTTCGGTATTATTCCTTGAATCTCGGATATTATCTGTATTTAATTTACCGAACGCGTTTTCTAACTTGTAATCGTTTTGGTTGTCTCTTAAGCGTGCAGAATCAATTTCTTTCATCATTAACAGATTTTGTGTACCAGAATCTGTTAATTTATCTTTTAGATTGAGGAAGTATTCGCTCATTTGTTTTGAAACACATTCTTTATTTTTTAATGCTTCGATTTGTATAGTTGCACTGTTGTCACTGCCTTGTTTGAGCAGATCGCCGCGCATTGTTAATACATCGCGCATAAGATTAACATTATCACGCGTGAGTGAGGTGAAGTGTTCGCCCGCTTGTCTTTCGATATCGCATTTTGTTTTTTCTATCAAAAAATCAGTATGTTTATGAGCTTCTGAGATTTTAGCATCGGTTATTTTGGATAATCCTAATGCCTCACGTTCGGCATGTAACACGTCGCGTTGTAAAGTAACTGCATCTGATTTCTGTTGAAGTGATCGTTCATTAATCAGATTTTCGGTGTGTTTTGCCAGTCCTAAATTTTCACGTTCGAAATGTGACAGTTCTTTTTGTACTTGTCCAAAATCACTTTTTGCTGAAAATGCTCTATCATTAATCAAATTATCAGTTTTTGAATTTTGAGCCGCATTAGAACGATCTAAATCGCATAAAAACTGTGCAATTCGGGTCGTGTCGTCTTTAGCTCCGCATGCTTTTTCGTTAACTAGTTTATCAAGCGCTCTTATAGCATTCGCATTGTCTGTTTGGAATTCACCTACTCTTTGTAATATATTTAATTGCGTTTCATGTGCTGCAACCACATTAGCTGTACCATTACGTTCGATTGAGGTAAGTGTTTCGTTGGTACCCCTATTGATAGTGTTCTGAATACCAAGATTTGAATCACTTGTTAATCGTAGATTTTCTGTTGCCGTACGCTCGATAGCTGCCATGTTCTGGTTGAAATTCTGGTTATTGGATGTTAACATGTTTGTATAATTCGCCATGCCTAAATCGGACAACGTTGTAGTCGCATCATGAACGGCATTTAACGAACTTAATCCTGTTCGTTCAATCGCTGATAAATTTTGTACAGCGTTTCTATGATTGATGTCAGCTAAGTTAGTATAAGTATCATGAATCGCGTCGTAGCCGTGTTTACCAACACGTTCAACGTCTTTCATTATTTCTTGTCCCCCTTGATATTGTGCTGTCCGCAACTGATCAAAATCACGTTTGATCAGATTATTTGTGTTAACTTCCGCTTGATAAGCACCTTGTGCCAATTTATCAACGTCTCTGTGCACGATATTGTTGGTGTTCTGTTCCGCTTGATATTGTGCTAATCTCAATGAATCATAATTACGATTCGCAAGATTATTTATATTTACTTCACCTTGATAATTGGCTTGTGCCAATTTATCAACGTCTCTGTGCACGATATTATTGGTGTTCTGTTCCGCTTGATATTGTGCTAATCTCAATGAATCGTAATTACGATTCGCAAGATTATTAGAATTAGTTTGACTGTGATAAACAGCTTGTCCGAGTTTATCGACATCTCTGTGCACGTTATTGTTGGTATTCTGTTCCGATTGATATTGTGCCAATCTTAATTGATCGTAATCACGGTTGATCAGATTATTTGTATCTCTGAAATGATTGTCTGCAAGTAATATGTCATGTTTGTGAATATTATCAGCATTTTCTTCTACATGATGAATCTGTCGCCCTAAATTTCGTTCAGCGTACACGATTTCTTTATTTATACATTTTCCAACATCATCGACAACTGATACTAAATCTGCAGAAAGTGGTGGATTTGTTGCCATTGATTTGAATGAATAAACTACCTACCTTAATATTACTCCAATATAATATTTTTATAAAACTTTATTAATTATTAAATAAGTGACTATCGTCGATGTGTCTACTTTATTATACTTTATGTCTGGATCAGTGATATCACCTTGTGATTCAATAAGTTTGAATTTAAAATTATCGTCTATGTTAAGTGCTAATAAAAATTTACACGACATCATGGAATGTGACACACTTGCAAATCGTTTTCGTAGAGTTTTTGAAATAAGTGATCCGTTCAATTCAAACTGAAGAATTAATTCGTGTTTTTCTTGTAATCCCGTCTCTAAATCAAAAAGATATAAACCATCGGCATTTACATGAAAAGTAAAATTATCTGTTTTAACAATTGTAGTATCATATAATATACCATTTGTGTTAAAAGATACATAATCCTCATTATACGTTCCATCAAAAAGTTGATAAAATTCATAAAAGTATCCTTCTGAACCTTGTGGTCCTTGATCACCCACCGGTCCTTGATCACCCACCGGTCCTTGATCACCCACCGGTCCTTGATCACCCACCGGTCCTTGATCACCCACCGGTCCTTGATCACCCACCGGTCCTTGATCACCCACCGGTCCTTGATCACCTACCGGTCCTTGATCACCTACCGGTCCTTGATGACCAGGATCACCTTTACACCCCTGTTCACCCTTTTCACCAGGATCTCCTCTTTCACCTTTACAACCAGGATCACCTTTACAACCAGGATCACCTTTACACCCCTGTTCACCCTTTTCACCAGGATCCCCTCTTTCACCTTTACAACCAGGATCACCTTTACACCCCTGTTCACCCTTTTCACCAGGATCCCCTCTTTCACCTTTACACCCCTGTTCACCAGGATCACCTCTTTCACCTTTACAACCATGTTCACCAGGATCACCTCTTTCACCTTTACAACCATGTTCACCAGGATCACCTCTTTCACCTTTACATCCAGGATCACCTCTTTCGCCTTTGCAACCATGTTCACCAGGATCACCTCTTTCGCCTTTGCAACCAGGATCACCTTGTTCCCCCTTTTCACCTTTACATCTTTGTTCACCTGTTTCGCCTGTTTCGTTTCTCATAGAATCGTTTTTTTCAACGTAGGTTCGTTCAGATAATCTTTGTATCGAAGAAGGTTCTTCGATATTATTGATATTTTCATTAACAGAATTTGATCTTTCAAAACGATTATATCTATCGTCTCTTGCTCGATTCATTCGTTCTTCGTCTCTATACCGTTCGTTATTTAAATACATTTGCGAATACTGTCTTGGGTAATAATTTTCATAATAATTTTCAGAATTTGGATTTTTTGAATAAAAACTATTATTTCTGTTATAATAAGACATGACTTACCTTCCTATTATATATAATAAAATATATAATAATTTTGGATCCATGAAAAAATTAAATTATAATAATTATATAAATCTTGAAAATATTCATCACACGATGAATATGACATTAAATTATTAAAATTAATCCAAAGTGTATCATTTATTAAAGAAGTACGTGTGTAAAATAGCGAAATTTTTTTAAGTGTGTGTAACAATGTTTGAATAGTATAATATCGATGATTATTTTGATAATGATAAGATATATATCCTTTCTGGTTGAGTGATAAACAGCGTTCATTGATAAAATTAGTATGTGTTAATATGAATAATAAACAATTCGTACATATGAATGATTTATTCATATGACACATAAATTGTGAAAATGAAAAATTAATATCATACTGACAAAAAGAACATTGAGGTGTCGAACGATGTAAAAGATGTTTGAACGTGTTTTGCATTAAAAGACAGTGCATCATTCTATCGAACTCGTACACTGTTTTTATGTCATAAATATAACATACGATTTTGAATTTAATAGTATTTGGTAATACATCGATGTTTCGTTGAAATAAACGAATAGTGTTAAGATGTGTGAAAGAGTTCCAATGACGAATTAAATAACGTTTTCGATAAAAAAATTTCTGACATGTTAAACATTCGACATGTTCCATGTGTTTTATAGTTAACGAAATACTTTTTTTTTTAAAATCGACATGTACATATTGTTGGGTATTGGCGGTAATTTATTCATTTTAATTTAACGTTCATCACTAATAACAATACCATGAAACGTGTGTTTGATTGTTTTATTTTTTATAACGAACAAGAAATGGTAAAATACCGTTTGGCTGTTTTAAATGAGAGCGTCGACGTTTTTGTTATCGTTGAATCTGCAGTGACGTTCATCGGTACACCGAAACCTTTTGTATTCGATTACGAATATTACAATACTTTGTATCCTGGAAAAATCGAATACGTTCAATTATCACAATTAAAATACGCTCATCCTGATATCAAAACAAACCAACAATGGGATAACGAACACTTCCAACGTGACAGTATCATGCGAGGTATGTACGAACGATGTCCGACAGACGATGATATTATTTTGTTAACTGATGTCGACGAAATCCATGATCCCAAATGTATAAAAGAGTTACGCGACACGATTCAACATAATACCGTATGTGTTTTAAAACAAAAATACCATTCTTATAATTTAAATATCGTGCGCGATCTGGATTGGTATCATCCCAAAGCGTTCACTTATGCCACTTATATGACATTACAACGTTCGTTATCGGAGATACGCATGTTTGGCATTACGCAGCACGCTCCGATTCCGTTGCATCTGATGGAAAAAGGTGGATGGCATCTTTCTTATTTCGGGGATGTGGACTTTATTCAGAACAAAATACAGCAATTCAGTCATCAAGAATTCAATGTGTCGTCTATTTTGAACGCATCCGCTATCGCGCACCGAATTCAAAACGGACGTGATATCATGGACCGCGATACTATTACTTATAAATCAATACCGATACGAAATAATTTTTATTTACCACCAGAATATAACGAACATTTACAAACGTATATAATCTATTAAAATGCGTTTATTTTTCTTTGTTTCATTTAAATAAATAAATAATTTCTTTCTACATTTTTAATTATGGCGCCAACTTCGGAAAATAACAATGTTTTGACATTGCTTTTAGGCATCATTGTGCTTTATGTTGTTTATAATCTTATGAAAAAGTGTAAATGGATGAGTTCACGTGGCGACGATGACGACGATGACGACGACGATGACGACGACGTTGTTTATTCGAAAGATTATAAATCAAAACTAGAAAAATTTTCAAGAAAAAGAAAATCAAAATTTGGAAATTTATTTTTTGGCGGTGATGACGACGACGACGACGACGACGACGATGATGATTATGATTACAATAATAACTATAGTGATTATTTCGGGAGTTTGAGTGCAGCAAAGAAAAAAAATAAACCAAAATCCATCAAAAAACCAAAATGTCCAAAATGTCCACCACCCATTATCTGTCCGGTTTGTAAATCGATCACGAATGACGACGACGACGACGACGATGCAACCACTGAATCATTTCTAAGAACTTCTAAATTTTATTCTTATTCTGACGATGATGACGATGACGATGACGACGACGATGACGACGACGACGATGACGACGCTAATGTATCGATCAGTTATGCGAACGATGACGACGACGATGACGACGATGACGACGACGACGACGACGACGACGACGACGACGACGACGATGACGACGACGATGACGACGACGACGACGACGTTAAAACCGGTGTTAAGGCTGACGCT